AGGCGTTGCTATGAATATGGCAGAACCTGTTATTGGTGTGGATCTACAGGTTAAACTCAAGAAATAACTTGACTTTATACGTATTTTTGCGTATAAGAGTATATGGGTTACACGATGAACCGTGTAACAAATAAGGTGGGCTGCAGGAAGCTGCAGCCCACCCGGTTTCTCTAATAGATAAGTACTATTACTGACACCAAGATTGCTTGGCTTCACCCTGATATGGTCTAGCAAGGCCATTATCAATCAGGGATTTCGTTAAATCCGTCCCGTTTAGATTGACATAAGCATTCATACGGCCACCAAACTTATCCCACTTGGGATCTGAAACAATAGCAACGGAGTTAGCATCAGAAACAAGTTTTTTGGTATGAGCACTAGCTTTTTCAGCTAGCTGTGCCTCGGCTGGGCATTTAGCACGTCCAGCCTTTTCCGGAGTATCTACTCCAAGTACTCTTACAAAAAGCTTCATGTCCTTAGGGAGGCACGAAAGCGGCACTTCTAAAGTGTCACCATCGACAACCCGAATGACTTTGCATTCCTGTGGGGCTTGACTTGAACCTTGTGTTCCTGTTTCGGCCCACGCGTAAGAGGGGAATGAGAGGAGAAGGAAACTCAGAGCGATAAGACTTTTCATTATTGTTCTTCTTTCTTTTCTAGATTAGTTAATGCTACCTGAGATGGTAGGTTTATTTATTATGTTGACTTTTCTAGACAAAGTTATTAGATTAAAGAGGAAGTAATGACACAACTAATCGAAAAACAGGAGAAGTATGGATTCTTGAAATGGGGTGAAGCTGCTTGCATCGCTGCCATTGGTTTCTTGTTAATGGGCGCCATGCAACCACAGCCAGAAACTCAGATAATAAGGGTCCCAGTTCCCAAGGTTATCGAAAAGGAAGTCGTAGTTAAAGTACCCGTGAAGTTAAATTCATATGATCAACGACAAATCCAATGCCTTGCAGAAAATGCATATTTTGAAGCAGGTAACCAAACGGTAAAGGGAAAGATCGCTGTCACTAACGTGGTTATGAATCGTGTGAATGACAAGAGATTTCCAAGCACCCCTTGTGCAGTTATCAACCAGAAAGCACGTGGCGTATGCCAGTTCTCATGGGTCTGCGAAGGGAAAAAGAGAATCCGTGACTGGGGCGTGTATAACAAAGCACGCAAAGTTGCGGAAGATGTATATTTGAAGAACGTAGGTGACGTTACACGCGGAGCCAAGTTCTATCACGCTGACTATGTGAGTCCATCTTGGGGCCGTGTGTTTAGACGCACAGTCGTAATTGGGGATCACATATTCTATAGAGGATAAAGAATGAACGACAATTTGCAATTGACTAAAGTGATTAGTTCAGACAGGTTCTATAAAGAGATTGAAAAACTTGTGAAAAACCATAAACTCAATTATATTGACGCTGTGGTGCATTATTGTGAAAAGAATGAGATCGAAATAGAAGCTGCTGCATCTATGATCAAAAGCAATATGCGAATCAAGTCGCAGGTTCAAACAGAGGGGGAGGATCTACGGTTCCTCCCCCGTACTGCGAAACTTCCTATATGATGGGTGTAACGGATGACAGCTTATGAAGCCTATCAAACGTTCCTAGCTATTAAACAGCATTTCACCTCGTCCTACGACTACTTCAAATATGGTGGTAAGGTCAAGGCGAACCAAAGCTCGTTTGAACAACGCAGGGACAAATTCTATTTTCAAAAACTATCACGCCACAGAGATCTACGTGGATTTCTTGTAGCTAACTTTGCTCTCCGAGACATCAAATGGGTTGGAGAGCTGATCACAGACGAAGCAGAATCTGTGTATAGAGAGTGGCAAAAGCGCAACGAATCGCTTACCTATATTGTCACTGAAGAGCTATCTCTTCTTGAGGATGACTTCATTTCCTTCTTCAAAGTTAAAGAAGGTCAGCATCCTAAACTCCTTTCTCTTTTCAAACAAAACAAAATCTCGGCAGAAACCCTCTGTATCCTAAATAACCTGTTGTCTTTCTTCGAGTTATGGGATAAGAAGATAGAGGATCCTGTGATATGGCCCACTATCAGAGACAGGCTCCTCAACTATCAACCGTTCGTCCAATATGACAAAAGTAAGCTGAAAAAAGTCGTAAAGCAGCTTATGGACGGAAGATAAATAAAAGGCCTACGGGCATACGACACATACGAAACTATATGACACAATACGAAAGGTAATACCTATGTCACTATCATTTAACGAACTCAAGCGTTCTTCCGCAAACTCGTTCGACAAGCTCAACCAAGAGCTCTCCAAGCTAAACTCGAATCAGCAAAGCTCGTCTAAGGACGATCGTCTTTGGTCGTGCCAGCTAGACAAGGCAGGCAACGGCTACGCTATCATCCGCTTTCTTCCTGCCCCAGGTGGTGAAGATGTGCCTTTCGTGCGTCTTTGGTCGCATGGCTTTAAGGGTCCAGGTGGCTGGTACATCGAGAACTCTCTCACCACTCTCGGTCAGCAGGATCCTGTTGCAGAGATGAACACCGCTCTTTGGAACGAAGGTGAAGGTTCTAATGGCCGTAAGCGCGTTACTGGTCAGGGTCGCGATGCTCCTGGTACGAAGCGTCAGCTGTCCTACTACTCGAACATCTATGTAGTTAAGGATCCGTCTAATCCGGAAAACGAGGGTAAGGTATTCTTGTTCAAGTATGGCAAGAAGATCTTCGATAAGCTTAACGATCTGATGAACCCATCGTTCCCAGATGAGAAGCCAGTCAACCCATTCGACTTCTGGTCCGGTGCTAACTTCGTTCTTAAGATCCGTCGTGTTGATGGCTATGCCAACTTCGACAGCTCTACGTTCGAACAGCCAGGTCAGCTTGCTGACGACGATAAGCTGGAAGGTATCTGGAAGACTCAGTATTCACTTCAGGAAATCGTTTCCCAGAAGAACTTCAAGAGCTACGAACAGCTTAGCACTAAGCTAGCTCGCGTCCTTGGAGCTCCTCAGCAGAATGCACAGGCACCACGCCGTCAGGTTGTGGAAGATGAGCCAGCTGCACCATGGGATACAGATACATCAGCTGCTCCTCAGTTCAAGCAGGCTCCAGCTCCAAAGGCTGCAGCAGTTGCTGATGAGGACGATGAGGATTTTGAATTCTTCAAGAGACTTGCTGACGACGATTAATTCCCCGCCGTCAAGCAATAAACTAGGGCTGCCGAAAGGCGGCCCTTTTTTTATGCAAAGTGGACCAGATAGGCACCTTGGTGGTTACGTGGAACACCGGTAGCACCGCCAGAAGCAGCCAGTCTAACAGCTGTGGGGGCTGCAGCTGATTGGGAAGGAGCTGTAACCGTAATTTTTTTTGCTTTTGGAACAGGTGGCGTGACCTTTTCCCGTGGTCGTGGGGCAGGTGGTTTTGGAGTAGCTGTTAAATATGGTCTTGGATCCACAGCTCTGCCATTCATACGAACTTCGAAGTGTAGATGAACTCCAGTAGATCGACCAGTCCTACCCATACCGCCAATCACTTCGCCTTGGGCTACCTGCTGGTTCTCACGAACTTTAATGGATGATAGGTGAGCGTAACGAGTCTCCAAGCCTTCTCCATGATCGATCTTAACCAACTCGCCATACGTCCCCATCCGGCCAGCAAATGTTATCCTACCACGTCTGGAGGCAACTATAGCCTCACCAGCCGTGCCAGGAATATCAACCCCTTCATGCTTGCGCATATCACCTAAGATCGGATGTCGACGCATCCCAAAGCCACTACCAAGCGCTCCTGCAGCAGGAAGGGCAAATCCTCCTGTGCCTAACGTTAGTGGTGGGGCAGGTCCAATGGGCACTGGGTTCCAGTTACCAGAGGCACCCGCACCACCAAAATCCCCGCCATTGCCACGAAACATTGGGCTCGAGCTGCTGGATCCACCAAAGAAGTTACTGACAGCGCCAAACGCAGCAGATACTCCTAAACCTACTGGTCCAAGGAATGGTAATCCTGTGGTTAATGAGTTTCTAAGGAAGTTGCCTGCTGTGGATAAACCTCTGCTGACCATGCCAGGGCCGCCCATTGTAGCAGCCATCCCAGCCATTCCAGCAACTCCAAGACCTGTGGCGAGCATTGGTTTACTGAGAACTCTGCCACCTGATGATACTAGCTTACCTACAACGCGAGAGGCTTGAGATCTCCACCCAGGAATCTTTCTGTATCGTAAACCAGACTTACCTGTATCGACAACTTCGTATCCTGGCTTTAGCTGACCTTTGCCGTCCAAAGCCTCTTTATTAGCTATGAACCTACCACCACGGAATGATCTAGATGACCTTGGCTTTCTTTTCTTGGATAGGTCTAGGTCGAGATCTAGCTCATCATCGTCATCTCCGAGCATACCTCCGCCAAGCATACCTGGGGCGCAATCGCAAGTTTCTTTCATTGCGCCTATTCTATCTTCGAACATTTCTAACGCATTGGACAGAGACGCAAAAGCTGCTAGCAGAGTGTCCTGCTCACTACCTGCTCCTAGTAAATCCCCAGGGTTATCAATCTGCTGTACAAACTTACCCTGTCCTTCGCGAACATTCTCTGCTTGTACTCTAAGCTGATCTTCGTAGATGTATTCGTCTAAAAGCTGCTTACTTTTAAGAGATGCGATTGTCTGATAAACAACGTCGTGTAGCTTTGTAAGGTTTTCTGATAACTTCTTAAGGCCTTCCTTATCCCCGCCTGCAGGTGCTTCTGCGTTAGGCATAGCTTGGCCCACGACTCCCAGACTATTTCTGAAGTCGGCATAGATAACGTTATCGCGCTTTCCTGGCTGTTGTTCTACAAGAGCGAGTTTAGGAAGGGCCATTATACACCACCGTACCTAAGCGATGGCATAATGTCATCAAGCACTGACGATCTTGGATCATCCGGTGGGGAATTGCCCATTGTTCCTGTTGGCTGTGTAGAGCCGGCCATTGGCTGACCCTGGGCGCCTTCCTGAGCAACTTGCACAGTGACCTTCTGTTGGTTTTCTATATTCTGCAGCTCAGCGGCTTCCCGATTCATTGCAGCGCCCTGATTAGATTCTGTTGGTTTAGGGGTTGCAGGAGCAGGCGCTGCAGCTGCTTGAGGAGCAGCACGGGTTTGTACAGCAGCAGGAGCCTGAACTCTGCGAGCAGCTGGGTTTCTCAGCGTACTACCTTCAACTGCGTTCATCAACTCTTGCTTAGTAGCATAGTCAGCAGCATACTGCCACGCGCCTGTGCCACCTTGTTGCATTTCTAATGCAAACCGACCACCCTCTACGATCTGTCCACCGACATCAGCTCTACTAGGAACCAATCTGGCTCTAAACTTAGTGCCATTAGCTCCAACTGCACTAAAGGTTGTAGGACCTCGACCGCTTTGTATTCTGTTTACTTGACCTAATAGTTCATTACGTCTAGCTTGAGTGAAGTTTGTACGACCACTCTCGCTAGCTGGAGGTGGACCCATAGGAGCTACGGGAGGAGCGCCACCTGGGGCCGCGGCACCACCATATAGAGACTGAGCGTTAGCAATTCTCTTTTGAGTTTCAGCTGATGCTGTTCCCTGCTGCCAGCCTTGATATCTCTCGTAGGCCGACATAGCTAATGCAGCCGCGGCCGGATCCTGTGCTGCGGCCAGAGCTCGGCCAGCCCTTATCTCAGAGTTACGGAGTTCCCAATCAATAAACTGTAACTGCTGTTGGAAGTTTGACTGACGTAACGGCACGCCTATAACACGTTGGAAGTTATTTACACGATCGGGGGATGCGCGTTGGTTCCACTGAGCAACCCCGTAGGCATCTCCTCCGTCTCCAACAGCTCCTGGATTCAGATTGGGACCAGACTCACCTTGTAGGTTACCAACGATACCAGCGGCTTGAGCTTTCGACCAACCTCTGGACTGAAAGTAGTTCATAGCCTCAGAAGCACTTCCCGTCATACCAGCACCGGAAGGGGATCCTCCAGTAAAGCCATTCCAATTGTCCGTGACACCTTCATATAAGCCGTATAGAGCGCCTAAACCAGTTCCTATGGCGCCACCTATAGCAGCACCAGGGACCGCCCCTACACCGCCGAATATAGCGCCTATACCGGCGCCTACACCCATACCAGCTAGTCGGCCCATACCAGCATATGTGGCTGTGGTTCCTATAGTAGAAACGGTAGCTCCAGCGACTGTGTCCTTACCGAGATACTCTGCAACAGGCTCCGCAACAATTGCTGCAATAAGACCTGGTAGTCCACCTAGCCCTTTGCCGAGCTTTCCTATTCCTCCGACACCTTTTCTAACCCAACTTGGCAGCTTGTTGTACTTGGATCTAGCAAAGCGACTCCAAACAGACATACGGCCACGTAAGCCACTGCGTCTGTTTTTACGATCTATATCAATATCTACGCCGCCCGCACCACCAGTGCCGCCGCCCATGGCACCTTCCATCTCATCTAGTTTATCCCCAATATCGGTAATCTGATCTGTGATTCTTGTGATAGCAGCAGCAAGACCAGCTGTTCCCAACATTGAGGTAGGAGCATTATCGTTAGCTGCGAGTAAGGTTGGAGTGTTGCTCTCGATTACACCTTCGCGTTGGCTTTGTAGGCCTTGGTTGTATTGGAATCTTTGAAATTCTGTTTGATTCTTTATCTGAGAGTTGATAACAGACATCGATGTGATAATATCAGAGATCTGATTAGATATCACCTGTAGCGTGGGATTGTTATATCTCTTGGCAACTTGAGCTGTAACGTTAAACTGAGGAGCTGGTCTGCCCATATTGACATTCTGACCAGCACCTTGGCCCATGGCACCACCGACGACCCCTAACGGACCATCTGGCTTATTGAGGGATAGATCAACGTCGAATAGATTGGAAAGAAACTCTCTAAAGAAGCCACCTGGACCACCACCATATGAGTCTACATCAATCTTCTTTTTACTTTTAGGTTTGCTAGATCCTTTGGATCCTTTACTACCACTAGAAGATTTACGAGGGCTTTTAGGCGCAGATGATCTAGGCACCGGAGGCGCTTTAAGTGGTTTAATCTTGGGAATTACGTTGCGTAAACCCGGCATCTATTAACCCTTTTCCATTTGCTCTTTTTGCTTCTCAATATGATCCATAATCATTTCTATAAAGATGTCTCTTTCGAACGGCATCATATCTTCAACATCACTAATTGAATATTTATGATGTTGCGCCATAGCAAATAACGTAGTATAGTAGTTGGCTAGAGTATTATGACTCAGCCCAACGTAAAAAAATCACTGAGCTTGTTTAGCTCAATCACTCTTTCATTACCCTTCTTGTTGGTGTACTTAATCTCATACTTCATCTTCGGCAGAGTATTGAAGAATTCGCGAATCTTATCGTAAGTAGCGACGTCGAGATTGTTAACAAACTCATCTACTTCTTCTGGTGGCTGCTCATTCATGATGTATACAGTATCCTCATCATATACCTTATCGATACATGACTTAACGAGGTGATCGACGACGACAAGTGGATCATCGGTCTCTGGAAGAGAATCAACCAGGGTAACCGATGGATACTTCATGATGATACCAATGGTCTCGTTGAT